GACGGAGGGTGTTCAAGCAATCATAGTTTGCCGTTGGGGTTAGAACAACGTTAGTCGATGTCAGAATGGCCTGGCGTGTTCCAAGGATGAACTGAACTCGATCCGAGAACAGCACCAGCCGATCGCTGAATGGGATTGCGTGGCGGAAAAGAGTGATTGATGGGTGACTGGAAGAAATGTCAATGGGGTCTGAATCCAAAAGCTTACTAACGCTGGTCCGCCAGAAGTTGAAATAGAGCCCGCTCTCTGAGAGAATGACGCTTTCTCCGGCTAAAACCCCAAGCCGTCCACGGAAAAGGAAGATGTCAGAGATCTGGCGCCCAACGAATGATGGGGTTGGGTTGCTCACCTCATCTCCAGCAAGACGGTCTGCCCATTTGGCTCCGCTGTAGTCACGCCCGGTGGGGTATCCGCTTCCAGACCCAGACGGGGTAAGGCCATCAGCCCGCTTGAAGATGAACGTTCCGTCAGACTGGCGGATAAGAACGTGAGGCATCGTGGAGTAGTCGTACTTGTACTTTACCCCAGGAGCAACGGTTTCAGCCCAGGTTCCCTCGCCAATGCTGGATCCGTTCTTGGACTGGAAGGTCAGCCAGTAATCATCCACATCAGTATCTGGAAGACCCTCAACATTGACCTTGAATCCATTGGGGGCAATAGTCGGAAGGTCCGTAAAAGCCTGAACGCTCCCCTTCACCAAGCCCAGCCCGTTTCCTCCGATGCCGTCAGAAACAGAAATGTTGAAAGCCGAGCTTCGGGTGAGGTGCAGCACATACGAACTTCTGGTCGAGGCCCCGCCAGCCGGTGATGTTAGGTTAGCCCTAAGGCGAGCTGCAAGATAGACCCCGTCTGCATGTGAGATATGACTGAAGGACTCTCCATCTACAGTGTTATTGGATGTGGCATTGCTTTCACTGGTCCAGGTGGAAGTGAAATCACCCTTGATCTCATACCTAGTGTTGTATGCTCCCTGCTTTACCCAGACAAGGGCCTCATTGGCTGCTGCCGCGCTGGTTGTGGCATCAAGGGCCGGTGTCTTTTCCGTGTTCAGGATGAACGTATAGTCGGCAATAGAGACGCACTTGAAGACAGTCTCTGGAGTTCCGGCGATGTCCAGGTAGGTTTCTGCACCGCTGGGGACGATAACAGTTTTCTCAACGCCGTTCAGGTCAAAGACCTTGATGGAGTTATCCCGGAGGACCACCACATACCGCTCAATCCCATCTCCACGGTCAATCATGTGGACCTTGGCCGGGCCAGCAGATCCATTGATGAGCTTGGCAATGTGCTCTGAAGGCGGCCGCTTTCCAAGCCCTTCAACGATCGAGCTGTAGGCGTTCTCTTGAACCTCAGCCTGCCCAGGAAACCGCAAATTAGGCGGCTGCTGAGAGACTCCATTCAAAAGATTTGGGATCGGGATGTTCAGAAGACTCATGGATTCCTCAGAACTGATAGGGGTAACGCCGGTCAATCACTCGCGCAACGTCGTAGTTGTCGAAGATGGTGTAATCTCCGGTCTCACCCTCGAACCGCTTGAGCTGGCTAAGGGCCATAATCTCATCTCGGAGGGTATAGGTGTGGTGCTTTTCGGATCCAACAACTCGGTCTTGGAAGATCCGTGCTGCCCGAATCATGATGTAACTGCGGGCGGGCTGGGGAAGGTCATCCCACTCCAGGGCCGTGACAATCTTGGCCTTGACTGTCTCCGAGAACTGGTAGGTCTGGTTCTTCTTATCAAACAGCTTGGTGCCTCGGAGAACTACTTCCATATCCTGATTATTGGGGTAGTCAATATCACACATGATAATATTGCTCCCCACAACAATCTGGCCAGTAATTGGATCCGGGGTAAGTTCTCGATCCTCATCCGTGTTGAAGTGCCATCCATGGGATTGGACAGTGAGGCTGACTTCATCCAGAGTCTGCTGGGCCATGGCCACATCAGCAGAGTTGGATCCAGACAGGGTATTGACTGGGGCCGAGCCAATGGTGGCCAGCATGATATTCACTGCCTGTAGCTTGGTGGTGGTGGTGAGAGCCATGGGTTTCTCCAAAATGGTAAAAGGCCTGATCCCATTTCTGGGACCAGGCCCTAATCAATTCTCAGTCAAGCCGCGGATCACGAATCGGCAGTACCACAGATGATGCCAGCGCACTCCGGACGGAGGATGCCATGGCCCATCGCGTACTTGGCGACCATCAGGTTACCCTGAAGGCGGATGTCGTAGTCCGACTCCATCGCCAGATCCATGAGCTTCACCGTGCCGATGGCCTGCTTCTGGAAGCAAGTGCCCACGACGCGGGTGAAGTTAGCGGTGTAGGTGTTGTTGGAACCAGCGTTCGCCGTCAGGCTCTGACCAAACACAGCCGCAGCGTTGTTGCTGCGAATCAGCTTGAAGCCAGCGATCTCCGGCAGCTCGGCCATCATGTACGAGCCCGAGGTGGTGCCGAAGTCGCGGTTCAGCAGGGTGCGGCCATCCGCGCTGTTCACCAGACGGTAGTACGTGGTCGGGGTCACGACGCAGTAACGATCCTCACTGGGAACGTTCTTCACATCGAAAGCCGCGGCCATGTCATACAGCTGACCCACGAACTCGTCCGTGGCAGCAACAGCCACGTTACCAGCGCCGCCGTTATAAACAGCGTTGGTGAGCAGGGTGCCAGCTCCGGTGCCACTCAGGTTCTCAGCCCGAGCAGTGGGAGCGGATCCGCTGAAGGTAGCCGCAGCCAGCACCGAGAGACCCAGGAGGTTACGGTCGAACTGCTTCGCCAGGGCTCGACCGAGCTCCTGCGAATAGATCGAACGCACATCATAGTGGTTCTTCGCCTCATCGAGCTTGTCGATGAAGGTGGTGGCCAGCAGCAGGTCATCCACGTTGATGACCTTCTCAGCGTGCTTGAAAGCCGTGGTGTAGTTCTTCGGCCAGTCCGTACCAGCGCCGTCGTTATCGTGACCCTGTTCGGTCAGGATGTCCGTACCGGGCTTGTGGTACTGAGCAGAAGCGATACCGGTCACGGGGAACTGAGCCGACTTGCCACTGGTAATCGTGCGGACCAGGTGCAGGGGCTTCATCACAGTCGCGGTCTCGAAGGTCTGAAGGACCTCGCCCGCGAACACCTTCAGGAACAGCGCGTTCTGCGTATCGAACGTGCCGCTCCACGAGCCGGAGCCATTGCTCTGGCCCATAAAGCTAATACCGGAAACAGCCATTGTTGGCGTTCCTTTCTATGGAGAAAATTGCTTGTGTGTAGGAAACGGTTGGATCGGCTCAGTCCTGCCTACTGCTGGATCTTCCCGCCGCGGCGGAATCCGGAGGCTGTTGAAGAGCTTGGATCTGTGAAGGGTCTTTGGAACTCTCCCCCTCAGGGGAGACATAGCCAGCATACCAACCCTCGGGTAGGCTGACTGAATTCTTGGAAAGCTCCCATTCGGAGCCGTTCCAGAAATAGACATGGCCCCGGACATCGGGGCCAAGTCTTACTAGATCATGGTCGGCCGGGTGGACGAAGACCACTTTTGTGCCACCGCACCCGGTCAGCAAAGCGCTGATAAGTATCACCAGGTAGTTTCGGTGCATCCTTCGCGCTCGAAGGTTCATTGGCTTGTCTCCAGACCAGACCGACCATTTCTCGGATGATTGCCGTAAGGGCGGCTGTGATTGCCGTCCACATACGATCAACCCTGCTTCTTGATGCTCATGCGTGCCCCGGTATAGCCCAGGGAAACCAGAGCAACGGTAATAGTGCCAAGGACCTGGGCCCAGATTCCCTCATTGGGAACCAGACCGGAAGCCTGAACAGCGCCAACGGCAATAGCCGCAAGGCTCATCCAGAACTCAGTGGTCTTGTAACCAGGCTTATTCACGACACTGTTTTCCGTGTTGTCCATAGAGTCACCTCAAAGAACGTTGGAATTTGCGAGCTTCTTCTCGACCTCGGCCCGATATGCCGGATCGACCTTGTACTTGGGATCGCTCATAGCAGCGACAACTTCAGCCACGCTCTTGAACGCCCCAGAGGCAGTCTTACCAGTTCCCTGCATCAGCTTGGGCTCTGATCGACCGGCGGCGGCATATCGTGCCTGGAGACCCTTGACCGCGAACATGATCTGATTCATGTCGCCGGTTTCGACTGCGTGGTTATAGGCTGAGACTTCTTCCTTGGACAGATTCTGGCCCGCCCACTGAACCAGCGACTGATAGTTCTCAGCTCCGCCCACCGCCGAATACACCTGCTGCTCTTCAGCAGCCATGACGGCCTTCTGGCCAGCAATGAACTGGTCAACGACAGTCTTTGGATAGCCCATCTTCGAGAGCTCCTTATAGGAGTCCTCGCTGAGAGTACCCTTGCTGAAGAACTCCTGAGAGAACTTACTCAGCTTCTCAGTAGCAGCAGCCTCGTCAGGCGTGGTCTGAGCTTCGGGTGCTGGCTTGTTCTCAGCGGTGGCAGTCCGATAGGCCTCAACCAATTCCTGAGGACTCTTGAAGTTCTCGGGGAGCCACTCAGGACGGTCCTGATTCTCCTGCTGGGGAGCATCAGGAGCCTTGGCCTGAATATCACCTTCGGGAACGGTCTGGCCAGGAGCCAGCGGCCCAGTCTCTTCGGTCTTGACTACGACTTGATCCATGATTTAGCCTCCTTGCGGTGCTGGCATGTTACCAGAAGCCATGAACTGCGTTGGGTCGATGTTTCCACTTTCAACCAAACGCCCGGCCTGGTTTACCATGTTCGGCCCAAGCCGGTTGAGGATGGCCGCCTGTTGGGATTGCTGGGACTCCATGGCCATGGTTTCACTATCCTTGATAAGACCATCGGGATTGATTCCAAGAGCAGCGGCCCGCCGATTCAGATACTCTGGAACATTGATGAACCGCATCAAAACATCGGGTCCAAGAGTCTGTTGAATTCCAATCAGGAATGCGTCAAGCTTCTGAAGATCCTGGCCGCGACCGAGGGCATCCACACCAGTAATAACGACCGGCTTGATGAATTCCTCGGGAACCTTTGGCAGCTTCTTCTTCCGCTGCATCACCGACATCAGCCGATTGACCAGCGGGATCTGGAACTCCTGGCTCAGAACGGAGTAAATTCCGCCAAGCTGGCGCTCTACCGCCGCGGTCGTGAGGCGGACCTCCTCGGCGGTAACACGCTCAGCATTGCGAATCGTACTCTCCGCGAGCAGGAATGCGTAATTGAGACGTTCACGAATGGAACCGATCGTCTGAAACGCAATGCTGAAGTCCGCCTGCTTTTGAATCTGTAGTACCGTAACATCGGAAGCCATTCCTTCTCGGATTGCTCCGTTAGGGCTCTTTGCGAGAACATCGGCCTCAGTCATTCCATTAGGATTGACCAAGAACAGGACCTTGGCTGCCGCGGCGGAACCCTCAACAATCGCCTGGGTCAATGCCTCCAGGCTCTTCAGATCACCGAGGTATTCCTCAACATACCCACGGCCATAGCTTTCACCATCCACTCGGTTCATTCGCAGAGCAAACCAGGGAAGGCTGTCTCCACTGTAGCTTCCCATGGAGCTCTCAATGACCTTTCCCTTGATCTCCTGCCAAACATCCCACCTACCGTCTTCGCAGTGGCAGATGGCTGTATACAGGTCGCAAGTGTCATCGAGGCTGTAAGAGGGGCCGCTCTCGGCAGCAACAATGGCAAGAGCATCCGGTGGGAGCATTGCTGGAGCGACGGTTTCCTTGACCACAATCTTCTGGATCTTGCCCATCGGATCGCGCTTGATCACATACTGATCCAGATGGAACACCCGAAGGCCTTCCTCGGCCATGTAAATAAGGATGTTCCCGCCAACAATCAGATGCTTCAGTGCCTCAAATAGAGCAGGCCGGATGGCCATTGTCTCAATTTCCTGCATAACAGACCGCTCGATCGAGGACAGAGTTCGATCAATGTTGGTCCGATATTCAGTAGCGCCGAGAGTTCTAACGGCTTCCTCATCCAAAACCAGACGGAAGAATGGCTGGTTCGGGGGGAGGAGAGACATCAAAAGACTGGCCGCCAGGTGGTTCACGCCACGAGCACCCAGCCCCTGAAATGGGGTTGGATAGATGGTGACGTGAGAGTGGCCCTCGGGCGGAATGAGGGTAGGCAGGGTCAGGGAAGAGCAGTCCCGAGCTCGCCTAAGGAACGGGTCTCGATCAGATTCCAGACTGGAGTACAGGGACTGTGCTGATTGCATGTTATTCCTCAATAGCCAATGCCAGCCCCAGCGCCAGCAAGACCGCCAAGGGGAATGGTCAGAGAAGACTTACCAGTGCGGGTGCGGGACGCGACCTCCATAGCACTGGCCGCCTGAGACGTGGTAGACGTTGGCACAGCCTGCTTTGCAATCGCCGTGGGCATGGGAGCCGGAGGAGGAGGCGGCGGGGGCGGAGCCGGGGGAGGCGGGGGAGGAGCGCTGGGCTTGCTAAAGCACATTGTTGAACCTGCTTTCTGTTTGGCGCTTGAGCACCTTCTTTAGGAAATCCACAACGGCTCGCTGGCCTGCGTAAAACCAGATGTGGCGATCATTCTCTTCAAGGTGGGGACACCGAGCTGGAAATCGCTGGTCCAAGTCCTTGACGAGCTCTTCTGAAACTGGCGGGATCGGTCGAAAATCGGGACGTTCCATAAAGTCACCTCGAAAATAGCTGAGATTGGATGGCGTGCTTGATCAGATGGTTGGTATCCATATCAAGAACCTTGGCCATTTTGGCAATGGCAGCCAGGCCAATGCTCTTGGCCTGAACTTCTGTAAGGCTTTCCCCAGTCTGTTCATTGAACATGCGGGCCACATCCGCCCAGGGCCTAAGAGTCCTGCGTGGAATCCCGCTTTCAATATACCTGCTAGAGGGGCGGTGCCCCTTCTTGCTCTCCATCAGAACACCTCAACATTCATCAGCCAAGCAGGCATGTCATTCAGTTCTGCGGGAAGCTGGCCAAGGCTGATCATATGCTCGGTATGCATAATGGCAGCAATATTCCAGCGGGCTGCTGCAAGGTGGTCTTCATCCCGCATGCCCATGAGGTACTTATTCATGTGCCTAAGGGCAGAATCATAGTACCGAGACAGCGGCTGACCCTTCTCCCAGTTGCGGTCTCCGTACTTGACGGCCCCGTTCTCCAGGTGTCGAGCGTCTCGCTGGAGGACAAATGGGCTCATCAGATCGAAGCGGCCCTTTCCTTCTCTGGTGTCGCGCTGGCTTCCAGTGTCGAAAGCTTCTCGCTTGCCTGAGTCTTTGACGGATGCGAAGTAGGTGTCGGGGGTGTCCATAGCTTTACCTCGGCTGTCTTGAGATCGTATTCACCGTGACGCAGGATTCTAGAAACGCGGGCCTGAACGAGCGCGTCTTTCTCGGTCAGTCCTGCTTTGACGAAGGCAGCCACGACGGCTCCCCACGAGCAGTCGTCGTTGAGAATGTTATCGGCCTTCACCGGACCAACTCCAGGACATCCCTTGTAGTTGTCCGTGGGGTCTCCGATGAGGGTCTGATACAGATGATGCCTGTTGGCTGAGTCCTCGGAGATTTCCGTGAAGACTCCCATGCGGGGATTGTAGTGAAACCCTGGGATGGTCTTGAAATCTTTGTCCTCAGAAACCATCACATATCGGTGCTTCGGCTTGGGCGTGGTGCCGATGATGCCAATCACATCATCTGCCTCGAGTGTCGGGAAGGTCTGCGTTCGGTACGTCTGCTCGGCGTAGAGACGAACAGGAGCGTATGCGACTGGCTTTCTGGTGGTAAGCCGATTGGCCTTGTACTCCTGGAGGATCCGGATCCGAAAGTTATTTGGGGAGCTGAAGCAAAGGGTGAAGTCTTTGGTTCCAACCTTCTCGAGGATGTCGGCCAGAGAGACATCGAACATCTGCTTGGCTTCCTGCATATCCGAATGCAGAGTCCACATGTCATTGCCCCAGTCGATGGGCTTCTCAACAGCGGAGACAGTTTGGTAGAGCAGGATGTCCGCGTCGATCAGGGCGTGCAGTTGCTTCTTCTTGGCCATTACAGTCCCA